CCATTGCCATTGCCCGGAAAATGGAGGAAGCCGGTCTGTGTACTGCCGAGGAGTTTCTGGAAGAAGCCAACACCGGAGATTTCAGCGAGTACACCTTCTGGCAGTATGTCCCGGACGATGCCCCCGACCGCTTTATGAAGTGTGAGGGCTACCTCTTTCCGGACACCTATGAGTTTTTGACGGACGATACCGTGCATCATTATGTTGCAACGTTCTATGCACACTTCGATAAGCAGTTTACGGACGAGATGTACAGGAAACTGGAAAAGCAGGAGCTGACCCTGCCCGAGGTCATCACACTGGCCTCTTTTGTGCAAGAGGAAGCGGGCAACGATCAGGATTCCAATGTGGCGCAGGTGTTCCGCAACCGTCTGGCCGAGGGTTCGCCCTACCCCAAGCTCCAGAGCAACACCTCCAGCTATGTGCAGAGCGATGAGGACAACAACTACCTCTGGAACTGGGTGGCTCCGTATTATGGCGGCTGGGAGGATATCCCCGAGAACATCCGGAATGCCTACGATACCTACACCTGCACCGGCCTGCCCGCCGGGCCCATCTCGAACCCGGGCCTTGCCGCGATCCAGGCTGCTCTGGCACCTCAGTGCGATGAGGAAGTCCGAGACTGCTATTTCTTTGTTACGGATCTTTCCGGTCACTACTATTACGCCAAGACCTATGCTGAACATGAGGCCAACTGCCGGAAAGCGGCTGAAGTCAATCAGAGTTTGAAGAAGTAAGTCTCTCTCAGTCGGCTATGCTGAAAGCTCTCCCAAGGAGAGTGCCAATTGCGGCTCCGGAGTCAGGTTTGCAGAAACCGATCCGGTGAGGCGGCATCGCATCAGCGATGACAGAGAGGGTGTTAAAAAGAGAGGACGATTTTATGTTACAGATCCCGGAACTGCTGGCCCCGGCAGGCGACTTGGAGCGCCTGCGTTATGCCATCAACTATGGAGCAGACGCTGTTTATTGCAGCCTGCCGGAGTTCGGCATGCGGTCGGCTCCTGCCAATTTTACGCCGGAGCAGCTGGCCGAGGGTGTGATCTATGCCCATGCCCGCGGCCGCAAGGTCTATCTGACCATGAATACGCTGCCCACCAATGAGGAAGCTGACCGCCTGCCCGAAGCCATCAAGGCTGCTGCTGCCGCCGGTGTGGATGCCTTTATCGTGGCCGATCTGGGCGTGCTGGAAGCCTGTAAGCAGTTCGCCCCGGAGATCGATGTCCACATGTCCACCCAGACCGGCATCACCAACTGGGCCGCCGCACGTGCCGCTTACAACATGGGTGCAAAGCGTGTGGTGCTTGCTCGTGAGATGAGCCTGCAGGATATCGCCACCCTGCGCGATAAGACCCCGCCTGAGCTGGAGATCGAGGCGTTTGTCCACGGAGCCATGTGCATGAGCATTTCGGGCCGGTGCCTGCTCTCCAATTACATGGCAGGCCGGGATGCAAACCGGGGCCAGTGCGCCCAGCCCTGCCGCTGGAAGTATTACCTGAGCGAGGAGACCCGCCCGGGCCAGCTGTATGAGATCGGCGAAAATGAGAACGGCAGCTATATCCTCAATGCAAACGATCTGTGCACCGCTCCCTTCATCGACCTCATCTGCAAGGCAGGTGTGGACAGCCTGAAGATCGAGGGCCGCGCCAAGACGTTCTACTATGTCGCCAGCGTCACCGCCGCCTACCGCAAGGCTCTGGATCAGTATTTGGCCGACCCGCTCAACGATAACTTTGAGTTGAGCGATGACGTTCTGGCCGAGCTGACCCGTACCAGCCACCGGCACTACTCCCCGGGCTTCTACTTTGGCCGCGAGCAGGCCCGTCAGGCAACCGACAGCGCTACTTATATCCGTGAGTGGGAGTTTGTGGGCACTGTGGAAAGCTGGGAGAATGGTGTTGCCTCCTGCCAGCAGCGCGGCAAATGGAGCCTTGGGGACACGCTGGAGGTGCTCTGCCCGGATGGGCGCAGCATCCCGCTGCACCCGGAGTGGATCAAAAACGAGGCAGGGGAGAGCGTGGAATCCACCCCCCACGCCATGGAAAAGTACACCATCCCCACCCCGGAGCTGCCCCCCATGAGTCTGCTTCGCCGGAAGGTAGAAACTCTTGACAAATGATTCCAGAAGCAGTAAAATAATAAAGTCAAAATGAACGATGTCCTCTGGCTCTAGTGATCAGAGGACAGTTGAGGGCTCGTAGCTCAGTTGGGATGAGCGTTCGGTTCGCATCCGAAAGGTCGAGGGTTCGACTCCCTTCGAGTCCATAAAGCAGAAAACCGCTCTGTCGTAGCGATACGGCAGGGCGGTTTTCTTGTTTGCAGTTCTATGAGACGGTGAAGATTGTTCTGGCTGATCTGGAGCCGGTTCAAAGGTGGAAAATTACTGCTCTTCAAACCTTGAAAGTGCTAGAAATCAAGGCTTCATGCGGGTTAATGCCGTGATACACTCGCAATGGCTTGAGGGTTGCGTTTGTTACATCGTTTTGGTATAACAACTCACAACCTCGACGTGCCTCGTTTATAGAGAACGGTATAAAGTTCAAATTTAGCGGTTTTGTGCGGTTCTGTAAGGGCTGAAAAATAGCCATGTTTAACGATTTCAAAGCACAAGGACTTGTGCGGATTCATGCGTATACCGTGGGATGGTGGCAAGTGGGTGGCATTGTCACCGCACCCAAACGACACTACCGCACAACGTCTTGATGAAAAGGGGGTCAGCCGAACTTACCTCACCGACAGTATGGGGCGCAAACAGTCAACCACGGTTATCAATGAATCCGGCTTGTATAACGTGATTCTTCGTAGTGATAAGCCGGAAACCATATAGGCGGCTGTACTGTTCAAATAGTTCAATTTTATTTTGAATTACCTTGAACTTATTATACTGCACCCATTGTCAACAAGCAAGACGGGTGATAAAATAAAACAAAAAGGTGATTTCCATGAAACGCATTGACGGTAAACCCCCTTTTGGCGGTGATTACGCTGAATTTCATTTTTTAGATGCCGAAAACAATGAAGTTGATGAGGGCAAGGAAACAAGCATTGTTATCCGTGAGTGTAAAGCGGATGGAACGCTTGTAAAAGAAACATGGGCTAGGGTGTTCGATAACTGGTATAAAAACAATCCTACGGACGTTATTTGGTGGAAAGACACGCCGGACGGTGTGGGCGAATGGCTTTTTAGTTTCGACAAAAAGACCGTGTTCAATATGTTCGCTGACTACCCCAAAGCCCTAACCCCGGAACAGAAACAGATTTTTGATAAAGAAAACCCCGAATGGGCGGACTTCTTCAAAGATCGTCAAGAGGGCAATATAAAATGATGCCGATGCCTAGTTTTTACACAAGCCCGTATTTTGTGAATGAGCCGGATAACTGGCATTTGACGGATGATGCCCCGGAAGATGTACGCAAAGAGTTTGAAGAATATATGAATCATCCCGACTGTGTGCAAGATGATGGGCTTATAAGGGCTATGAAAAGCTATTATCGCGCATTTGGTGATACTTTCCCAAGTTATCCGAATCCCCCGGAAAACGCTGTTGAGATCATCCGGGATTGTTTGCAGAAAAAGAAAGATGTGTATGAGTTAGGCTATCTTAGCTTAGATGATGACATCATATACTAAAAACGCACTTTTGAAAATTAACTTTCAAAAGTGCGTTTTTTTCAAGAGGTCAAGCCCACCGCTCAAACAGTGTGAGGATGATTTCTTGATGGGTGGGGTATACAGCAGGAACGCCGCTTGATTTGTAAGCTGTGGTAACACCGTTTTGTGTTACCGTCAACTTTGATCCGGCTTTGATGGAAACATTCGGCGACAGGAACACTTTAACGCCCTGCGAGAGTGCCGCTGCCGTGTCGGTCTGGACTGTGGCGGCGATGGTTTCAAAAGATAGCTTGCAAGGCTGGTTCTCCAAAACAACGACTTCTTTTGTACTGGTAATGTGGGTGTTAGGGTCTTTGACAGATTGCCGCTCTGATACCGTCATAACGCCTGTATAGGTGCTTTCTATGGCCTTTCGTGCGGCTTTCTGTGCCGCCTGCATTGCTTTAATCATCGTGTAAAATCCCTCTTTCGGTTAAAGTTTATTAAAATAGGGGGCTGTTGCACAAGGAAGAAAGCCTGTGCAACAGCCCTCGTAAAAAAGATGTAACGATGGTTGTTATTCGTGGATTCCCTCGGCGGCTACCTCAATCGCTTCAGATACGCCATCGCAAAGAGCGGAAATAACACCGTCCAAATCCATACCATTCGTAATATGGTTTTCGTTGCTCTGATTGATGGTGATTTCAGCAGTCGTAAAGCGGTTTATTACTTCCTGTTCGGCAATATCTCTCAAATACTTCAATTCATCTTCTGAAACATTCAGAGAATTTTCAATTGCCCCGGTGTTTCCGGCTATATCTTTCACACCGTCACCAATGCCCGCTGTGTAATCGCTAAGATCAACAGAGGGTGCAACGGAATCCATGTTGAAAGTTTTGTTGAAAAAGTCGGAAATTCCACCGACAACGCCATCTCCAAAATCTGCACCCATGCTGAACGCATCCCCATAGGAAATGCGATCCATAGTGTAATCAGACGGATCAAGCGTTTTCGGCTTGTTGCCCCCAGCGTTCTCAACAGTGGTGTTGATTTGGGTTTGAATCTTATCTTGAAATCCTTGAACTGCGCTTTGCAGATCAGAACCAAAGATAGTATCAAGAATGCCCGCCGCCGAAGATACGATAGATACGATGAAGTTAAACAGCGATAGGAACATAACTTCAATCGCGGCGATGGGATCATTGAAGATCAGGCCGAAAGCCGCCGCAAAATTGGCAAGCATATTCCAAAAACTCACGCCCAGCGTGATAACGCTGTTTATCAGGGAAATAATGGTATTCAGGATGAACGCACCGCCTACGGCGATAACACCCGTGATAATACCAACGCCGGACTGTGTAACGCCCGTTACCTGTGCGATTGCGTTTGTAACCGCCAAAAGCACGGCTATAAGGGCGATGATACCCATAACTACCCACATTACCGGGGAAGCAAGGAACGCCGTATTTAAGCTATATTGCGCGGCTGTGGCGGCGGCTGTGGCCGTCACCTCTGCGCCAGTAGCGGCGGCGTAGGCATACGAAGCAACCGCAAGAGCGATTTTGATTCCTTTGGAAGCAAGCGAAATTGCATTGTTTGCAAGTTGCCAGCCATAGTAAACCATCAATGCCGCTGTTACGCCGCCAATGATGGGAGAAATCCAACCCCAGTTGTTAGCTACCATATCGGCAACATTCACCAAAGAGTTAAGAATCTCAAGGGAAACGCTTGCAACAGCAGAAAGCCCACCAATGGCGTTATTTACAAACTGCTGAAAAGCGTCACTATTCGCAATTTCGTTCAATCTGTTCAAAACAGACTGAAACGACATTAAAGCAGTGTTTTGGAACGAAGTCCAAATTTGCGCGAATGTTTGCGGCATGGATTCAAACTTGCTGTTAATATCATCTGCGGCGGAAAAGATAGCCGCCTTGACAACACTAGCAGAAAGTTCGCCGTCTGCCGCCATTTCACGAATTTGGCCAATGGGAACATCCAAATAGTCCGCGATGTTCTGAATCAAGTTGGGGGCTTGTTCAAAAATACTGTTCAGCTCATCGCCGCGAAGAACGCCAGAACCAAGTGCTTGTGATAACTGCAATTCCGCATTTGCGGCTTCTTGCGTGGATGCACCCGCAATGGTCATTTGTTTCTGAATCAGATCGGCAAAAGCAACAACCTCTTCCGAACTACCAAACGCATCTCTTGCGTTGTTGCCAAAGCGGGCAACAACATCAGCCATTTGGTCAAAAGAACCTCTAGCATCCTGCGCCGCCGCATACACCATGTTAATAAGTTCAGAAGTTGTCTGAACTCCATCATTCATCATGCTTAAACGGGCGGTTGTTGAAGTCAGCGTATCAGATAGGTCAAATACCACCCCAACGGTCTGAACCGTGGCATAGGTTGCAATGGCACTCTTAATCGTATTCATCAGGTTATCGGCGTTTGCCGTACCCTCATTGATTTTCTGATTAAAACGCCCCTGTTCGTCCACGTTGTCACGGATATAGCGTTCTGTGCCACTCACGGTTTGTGATAGCCGCAAGTAAGCATCATTCGCCGCCTGTACGTCCATATTGTCAACGGCACTATTAAGGGCTTGCTGTGCCTGTACAGCTTGATCCAACCGCCCCCGCAACTGTTCCAACTCCGAATTAGCGGCGTTAGTACCCATGTTTAAGGGGTTGTTCTCAATCTGCACGATACGATCTTGAATCGCCTGTAAGCGGGTTTGCATACCGCTTAGATCAGTAACCGCATTCGCGGGGAACAAGTCAACGCTTGCCGCCGTTTCTGCGATCCGCTGTTGAGTGTCATTCAATGCGTTAAGCATTGTGTTAGCACTCTCTATTTCCTGCTGGAAACGCTCTATGCCCGTGTTATCAAACACGTTCATATTGTCAGCTTGCCAGTTGAACGGAACATTTACCGGGGCTTGCGTAGGTTCAACCTGTGGGGCATCCTGCACGGTGGGCGTTGCGCTATACACCTGTGAGGGAACATCGCCCATCAAATCATTAAGCCGCTCCTGCCGCTCAATCACGTTGTCAATCGCGCTTGACAGACTGCCCAACTGCAACTGTGCAACGGACGAATTAAGATCAAACGGATTTGTTTTCAAGTAATCAAGCGCGGTCTGCATTTGGCCTAATTCTCGGTTGATCCCGGCGATCTCTGCCGCCGAATCCCCCGGCATAACGAATAGGTTTTGACCCACGTTGTTAATTGCGTTCTGATAGTTCAAAATGTTGTTCAATCTAGTTGAAATATCTTGAATCTGTTTTTCAGATTCAGACACGCCAGAAAGTTCAACAGGTACGGTGATACCATCGGGAACGTCAATTTGCGGCTGTTCCGTAATTTCAGCACTCACGGGAACTTCAATCCCAGCGGGTACGTCAATTCGGGGTTGCTCTACAACTTCCGCCGTTACAGGTACGGTGATACCATCGGGAACGTCAATTTGCGGCTGACTTTCCACAACGGGGATCACCGGGACTGTAATGTTTGGAGTTGCGCCCCCCAAATCTGGTAAGGTGGTGCCCAAATCTCCAAAGGAAAAAGAGGGTGCTTCAATGGCTTGCATCGTGTTTTCAAAAGACTGCATTGCCGCCGTAGCCCGGTTAATACCGCTCATATCTACGCCCGCATTCATCGCGGATTGTACGTTTTCAATAGCGATAGTACCAGCATTCGCGGCGTTGACAATATCCATCATAGGATCAGAAAAATTGTCATACAGTTCGATTGAAGTTTTGATAGAAGCCATTTAATCACCGTCCTTTCCGGCTTGCTTTCCTCTCAAGCTCTTTTTTCTGCCTTGCATCATCTTCTTGCTTGATCTTGATGGACGCGATCACAAACGCTTTTTCCCGTTCGTCCATTTCAAGAAATTGGGATGGTAAGATGTGCAATTTTAAGAGGGCATAGAAAGCAAAACTCGCTTCCCAGTCACCCTCTTCAATTAGTTTTTTGCTTCATCCACCAAATCGTTGAAAGAGGTGTTGAAGCCCTGAAGATTCTGGACAAAGGCAACCAGAGCGTTGTACTCGCCCGGATCGTCCACCATTGCCATCAGCAGATCATCCGGCCTTTTCACGCCGTAGCTGTTCTGAAGTTCGACATTGTACAGATCGGGGGTGACAATGGACTTGATGAGCAGTTCCTTAGTGTACTTGCTACCGTCCACATGGGGGCGGTACAGGTTAGGCTTGCCAGTGACAGGAATTTCTTTGGTGCAATCCTCGCGGATTTCATCGTTTTCCTTAGAGGTGATATGCCGGAACTCCCAATCAAGGGGCTTGCCGTTGGCATCGCACAGGGAAGCGGTGACAGGGTGGAAAACATTTTCCTTAACCTTTTTGTTCGCTTTCATAAAATAGGAAAAATTAGACATTTTCTGTACCTCTCATTCTTTAGTTGAACATTTTGATAAGCGTTTCAAAAATTGATGTATTAACTTTTGTCTGGTGGGTTTTATAGTAAATTTCTCTGCGTTTAATTTCCCACTCCAAAACGGATTTATATAGCTTTTCGTAGTTGTCCAAATTGGATTTAGAGGAAATTTTTTGCAGGGAAGTTACTAATTCTTCATCGGAATGTTCCATGATTCTAGGAACGAACTTCTTTAACGTGGGATAAAGTTCGGATTCTTTGTGGAGAACCATAATACCATTATCTGTTAAAGAAACGTCTTTGCTCCCGGTAAGTAGCTGATCCGGGGGCTGTGGGATGGGTAAAAGTTCTTTTGTCCACCCCGCTTTAACGTAAAAGCTGTTTACACCCCATAAAACAGGTGTAATCACCTCAATGTTAGGATTCATTTGTATCACCCCCTTTCGCAAAGGTTCACAACCTTTGCAAATAGTTCATCTATGCTCAATTCCTGTTGAACAGCCTGTTCGTTTTGGTGTATCTTATATGCAAGATGAGCCGCTTTTTCTTGCTGTTCAATACGATTCAAGGCAATGCTTTCTGTGCTTGAACCGTTGGAATTAAAATAGCTTAAACCGCCTTTATACGCTCTGGATGGAATATAGCCATAGATAGAAGCGATTTCTTCTAACCGTTTCTTGCAATTTAAGGTCTGTAAGGCTTTGTCTCGAATCTGGGCTATTCGTTGCTCTGAAATATGAAGTTCGTCTTTTAGTTCTCGCAACGTCTTAGAGCGGCAATAAAGCCCTGAAATAACATAGCTTTCGGTGTCCTTTAGTTCATCTACGATGTTCCAAAGAACACGGTTTGCATATTCTCGCTCAAGCTGTTCTGTAATATCATCTTCCATGTTTGACGGATCGGGGATAGAATCTTCCAATAATAGCCCGTCTGCCCCCTCAACAGGGGATTCCAGACTTACAACGGACGATTCAAACGCCGCTTTCCGCAAGTTGTCCAGCTTATTTGCAGAAATGTTTAACGCTCTGCAAATTTCAAAATCGGATGGATTTCTGTTTTCATTTTGGCACTGTGCTAAAAAGCGTTTGTACCGTGCAATTTCGGAAAGTAGGTGAACGGGAATCCGCTTGACGTTGCCGCAATTTTCACAATAACGCTGAATAGACTGCCGAATCCAGTACCCCGCATAAGTTATGAATTTTGCATCATTGTCGGAATTGTACATAGAAGCGGCCTTTTGCAGACCTAAATACCCCTCTTGCATAAGATCATCTATTTCAGCCTGTTTAGAATATTTTATTGCGGTATTGTAGATGAAAGGACGGTTTTTCAAGTAAAGCTGTTCCAAGTTGGAAGAAACATTGATCCCGGCTTGAATCTGCCTTACAAGCTCTTCATTTTCAACTTGAACTCCATTTTGCTTTTCGTTCGTCATATCGGTCTTTTTCATACGTCACCAGAGAAATCATTGTATCAATCGTTCTTTTGCTTGCGCCGTTTTCTTTGGCACGCAAGATAAGTTCAAGATGATTTCGGATTGCTAATTCATCTTGTTGCAAAATTTCTCGTTCTAAATCGGTCATCGGTTGAAATCCTCAATTATGCCGTGTGAAAAATATCAGCCGTTCAGACCATCCAAAATGATTTCTTCGTTGGTGGGAATGTAATTGGTGAACATCTGCGGGTATTTCATGGCAAGGGCTTCATACTGCTTGCCGATCTCCATCATGGTATCAGGCAGGGCGCACACAGCGTAAGTAGTACGATCCTGCACTTCAAAGCGAACCATACCGTTATAGCCCGCGTTGATGATCTCATAATAAGACAGCAGGGGGCAATCTGCAACGGCTTCAAGCTCTTTCAGACGGTCAAGATATTCGTTGATTTCTGCGGTTGTTCCCATGCGCTCATTGAGGATAGAAACGACTTCCGGGACGAAAGTGCTGTATTTGATGGTAAGAACATCGTAGATCATTTTCATGGCCTTATGAGAGCCTTTAAGTGGCTCAATAATGCTATGAAGCAGTTCAGCGGTCAACTTGCTTCCGCACATCTCAATGATTTTGAGGGCGTTTGCAACGTCCGTGGAGTGGTCGGCGTAATCCTCTGCAAAAGAAGTGCCAAATTCTTTGCAGAACTGCCGGATTAGCCCCCGAATAGAATCAGAAAACTGCTTGTTCAAGTTTCCGGCTTCGCCTTTCAACTTTTCAATGGCTTCACGCTTGCCAAAATCAGAAAGACGCTGGTTAGAATCAATCTGGCTGATGGTATCACGGATTTTCCCGGCTTCCTGCTTGTGGGTATGCTTGAGCATCAGGGCTTTCTTTGCGTAGGTTTCATAAGATTTTTCCATTTTCGTTTTCTCCTTTATCAAAAATCAACGCGGAAATATCTGCACACTTCTTTGATTTCGGCGTAAATATCGCCGTATGTGCCAAATCTGGAATTAAGATAGGGGTTATCGTTCGGAAAAGACAGCTTTGCAAGGCTGTGCAGTTCTTTCACAACGGCTACCAGTTCGGGCAACTTTGCCGTAAATGCGGCATTACGTTCTTGTTCAGTCATTTTGTTCACCTCATATTTTTATAGTTCCGTTGAACCACTTTGAATCTTTGTAGCGTTCAACGAGTTGTTCAATGTTCATTGAATCCATGTTTTCTATCAGGTCTTTTAATGCGGGGGTATCGAATCCGGGAAGTGCTGATTTTGTTTCAGCGGTTTCCAAAACGTGCTTGATTAGGGCGATGTACAGAGCTAACCGTTTTTCTGAATCAGTGTTTACACGGACAAAATCAGAGCGTTTTTCAGAATCCATAAAGTACAGAATCGGATCAGAGGGCAAATATAAACCCTCTGGCCAACAAAGCAGATCGTCAATAAGAACTTTGGTCTGCTCTGTAAAACCCGGCAAGGCGGTCATATAGGCTTCACCATCAAACATATTTTCAAAATAGTGTTTGTCGCTTATGTTTTTGCCTACCCAAAACTGCCCATCTTCTTCAACATCGGCGAAAAGAACGGGAATAGCCTGTTTGTTTTTCTGTGATTCTTCCAGTTCCCGCAAGCGGTTCAAAAGCGTTCCTCTTGCTATTCTCTGTTTAATCATCCTGCAACCTCTTTTCCATGCTTGCAAGCCGCTGTACAATATGTTCATCTTCATGCAGAGCAACACCCAATTCAAGGATGGTTTTAGCCGCCGAAACCCGTGAAGAATCGGTTGCGGTATTGTCGTTCATAACGGTTCGCAGAACTTCCAGCGATTCCAAACAATAGCCCTGCGCCTTGTGCATCGTTTCGCCAAAGATATTATCTTTGACTTCCTGCAACACGTTTTGAAATGCTGTGTCTTTCTTCAGCCTGTACAGCGTAGGAACGGAAATGCCGGACTTTTCAGCGGCTTCTTTGCTTGTTGGACAGGTCAGAAGATTCATTGCAACTAATTCTTTGTTGATTCGTGCCACTCTTTCACCACCTTTCTGAATTTATCGTACCTCAATATAAATTATACCATATATAGCACTCGATGCACTTAAAATACACAATATTTAGTCATTTTGGGCAAAAATAAAAACCGGGGTGATTAGCCCCGGTCGTTAATAATGCGGTATACGGAAGTAGCGGATAGCTTGTATTTTTCGGCGAGAGCGTCAACGTCAACGCCGTTATAGAAGTCCCGGCGAATGGCGTTGTTCCGCTCCTGTTTTGATGTAAATTCACCTCTGCCCGGTATGTAAAGCCGTTCGCCGGGAAAGGCTTCTAGGATTTGCTTAAATACCTCACTGCCTGTAATACTTTCCAGTAACTTCAAATTAACTTCGTTCTCGCTCAATCAATCACCACCGTTTGACGTTAATATTTCAAAAAAGTGTTCAAAACAGTTCAATCTGAATTAGAATCCAACGAAAATCAAAGTGCCCTCAACCTTTACAGGAACAGTTTTGATGTGGTACTTTTCATTCTCAAGCAAATAGTCGATTCTAGCAACAGCCCGGCCTTGATCTACGCGGTCAAGCTGTTTGAACTTGCTTATCATCTCATAGAGAATTTCGTTAGGTGTGTTATTCATAGTAAAGCACCTCTCTTTAGTATTTGACAGCGGTTGCAGGGCAGTTGTACAGCCTACAAAGTTCAATGAACTTATCAACCGTGGGAGCGGTCTTACCGCTTTCCCAACGTCTGATAGTGCGTTCGCCTATGTTCAGCCGTTCGGCTACTTTCTTTTGGGTATACCCGGCGTTCACACGCGCGGTGGCAAGCGAAATTTTAGAATTAGTCATTATTTGCAACCTCATTCTTCAGCATTGAAATTTACAGACACGCCGTTATCTTCTAGGAGTTTGATACAGTTGTTGATTTCTTTGGTAAGTTCGTCTGTATTATAAATGGGCTTGAAATCTTCTGTTTCTCCGTACTGCTTGCGCAGTTTCCAAAGAACAAAGCTGATAAGAAAGGCGTCATACCAACTTGTTTCAGCGGAATATTTGGGATAACCCCAAATCATATCAAAGGTGATGCTGTCCGCAAAAACTCTTATCTTGCAAACATCTGCTTCCCATGGGTCGCCTTTTGTAACCCATTCAATCTTATTGATCTTCTGGATGTTGGACAGAAGATTAGCATATTCTTTGCCTGTCAAAATTATCAGTCCTTTCTTGCTACTGTTACCGTTGATACGGTTCGCGTATATTATATCTATCTTTTATATTTATTGCTGTTTAGCGTTGACGCACCGCCTTTGTATAGAAACTGTTTTGAACAGTAGTAACGGTAACACTCTTGAAAAATATAGCGAATATAAAACAATTTTCTAGTGCTACCGTTTATTGTTACTGTTGTGCTACTGCTACTGTTCGTTACTGTTCAACGAACACTTTGCACTGCTTCCCGTTCAGGCGCATATTTTTAACAGTTGTTCCCAACGCTTGATTGAGCTGTTTTGAAAATGTCAGACGATTCACAGGGCGAAAGTTGTTTTTAATGCAAAACTCATCATAGCGGATGTAAACTTCTCGTGTTGCTTCATTGTAAATGCCCTCAACATCTCCGTTATCGTTCCGGCAGTCCTCAATAAAAGCTAAGATAGGGTTGTTTTCCTGCTCATAATCGGTTTTAGCTTGCTGTACCTTTTGAGAAACAGTAAAGTGCTTGTTTTTTAGTACACGCTTCAATCCACCAATCGCAAGCAGGATAAAATATTCCATTGCTTCTTGTTGGGTCAGCTTTACATTGATTTGCGGATCATAATCGGGATCATTTTCTGAAAATTTAGCGTTTAACGGGATTGTGAGAAGTCGTCGCATAGCCGCCCCGGTGGGGTCTTTCATACGGGGAATGTTGTTTGCTGAAAAAATCAACTTTGCATAGGGGATAAATTGGAAAGCGTCCTTTCCTTTGTTTTCGGCTTTAATGCTTTCGCCTGTTGTGATCTTCTTGAAAATCGCAACATCTTCTTTGAAAGAATCCGAAATATCATCGCCAAGGTTCGCTAACTTGCCGAATAGCATAGCGGTTGAAAATCTATCGTCAAGTTCTTTGAAATCAAGGGTTGATATATTTTTATCCCCAAGCATAGCATGAAGCATTTCGATATAGGTTGATTTGCCGTTGCTCTTATCACCTACTAAAATCACGGCTTTACCGCCGCCTAACTTGTTATCACGGTATAGACACGCTCCGGCCACTTCTTCCAGCAAAGCGCGGATTTCCGCATCATTGCAGGAAAGGCGGTTCAACACATTGTCCACTAAAGGGCAAGTTGCATCCGGCGTGTAATCCCAAGGAATCTTATTGGTGATAATGTGTTCCGGGGTAAAGCCCGCAAAAGAACCATCAATGATGTTATACAGGCCGTTCTTAAACGCGATCAGGTGCGCGTCCTCTGGTTTAGTGTTGTCCCGGATCAGCAGATCAAGATAATCAACGACTTCAGACCGCTTTGCACGGTTTAGATCGGGGATGTGCTTAATCATGGCGGCTTCAATCTCGCCATATCCAGCGGTATAGATACCGTCCTTGTAAATGTGCAACTGATTATTGATCTTGATGATATGGGCGTTGTTCTTCAGGAAGATAGCGAACTTATCAAATAAGAACGTGCTACCGTTGTAGAAAACTGGTTTCTTGAACGAATCATCCCGCAAGATCGTTTCAATCTCGCTGTCTGACAGTGGAACTTTCAGAACATACTTATTGATGATCCGAATGGTTTCCCGCGCTTCTTCCACAGTAAAATCATTGCTTTGCAGGGTCAAAATGTAGTTGAACAGGGCTTGATTTCGCCCGTCCCCCTCTTCCATATCAAGAAACGCCATCTTGCTACGGACGGGGAACAGCCACCGGGGGAGCGGTTGCGCTTGCTCATTTTCGGCGGTATCATAGAGGATCTCACGCTCCACGCCGCCGTATTTAAGCACTTCATAGGAACTTTTCACGCCCACCTTAATATCAGCTTTTAAGCCGATTGCAAGGGTGCAATGGGTCTTACAACCGCCCACGCCGCTATTTTTGAACAAAAAGTGCTTGCCCCGCGTGGTACGATAAACGCGGCAATTCAAAGAATAATCTTGAACAACTTTGAACAGAACATCCGAACTTTCCCCATCGTCCAAATCAACAAGGATCGTATCTTCTGCCAGAATCCCGGCGAACTCTGGTAAAGACTTCACCTGCTCATAGGTCTTAAAGTCCGTCCTGCCCTTGAACTTCTCCACGCACTGTTTATCTTTGGTTTCGACATATCCGCGAAAGAACAATTATCTCCCTTCTTTCTTTGCAGTAAATTCTAGTTGCTTTCGGAATCCCTCACTGTGCATTATCAGCCATTGCAGTGGCATTTTCGATAATGTCAGACACGGGAACATTCAGTGCTTTGGCAATCTTTTCAGCTGTGGCGTTAGAGCAAGATTTTCCGCACTTGACGTTGGAAATCGTTACTCTTGATACACCGCTTGCTTTAGCCAACTGGATAACAGTTTGATCGTTGTCCAGCATGGCAATGATTAACTTCTTTCGGTTGATTCTCATTGTTTCACCAGCTTTCTTTAATTTTGACTTGACGAATAACTCAAGTTGTGCTAATCTTATCATAAGTTAAAGCTAAAGTCAATACAAAAAGATTAGCTTTTCCTTTATTTTGGCCTTTTGATATGCTATACTCCCATATAAAAGGGGGCATAGCATGAGCAATGAAATTGGAAATCGCATTCGTGAAGCACGGGTGCAAGCTGGATTAAAGCAAAAAGAACTTGCTGAAAAGATAGGCGTTTCGGAATCCAGAGTGTCGCAATATGAAAAGGGGTCGCAAAATCCTAGAATTGGTACACTTCTAAAAATAGCGGATGCCTTAGAAATTTCAGTTCAATATCTTTGTGGCGATCAATGGGAAAGCATAAACTATGAAGCAAGAAATGAACTTGATTCACCGTTTAGAAAATATCTTTGGTCATTGGGTTATCGTGTTGTGAGAGCTGACAAACCAAAACCTGTCGGCAAGATTGAAATGCAAGTGCAGTTTGGTTACATAGTTATTTCTAGCGACAATCAGAAAACTGTGTTTACAAAAGAACAATTTGAAGCATTTGAAAAAGCGATTGCTGATTCTGTCAATTACCAAATATGGCAACAACAGCAGAACAATAAATAAGCCGTCACCCTCTGCAAAGGGCAACGGCTCAACACATCCGGCTATCATCTGCAAGTGACAGCCGGAAACGGCGCATATAAGCGTTGTACGGCGTTTTTGTGGGGAAAGAGTATTTCTTCCTTGCTTAACGCAAACGCTTGTATATAAAAGAAATCCCCGCCTACTGCAATAGACAGGGATTCCGAAAGCAACCAAATCAAGAAACCTGCAAAGAATCGTGAAGTGGTCTATGTGTAAGTATACCATTCCATGATTCAAAAATCAACGAAAGGAAAGGTATACTTATGACAGGCGGAACAAGAAAACGTGGGGCAACATGGTCTTACTATTTCGATTTGGGAAAGATAGACGGTAAGCGGCAGAAAAAAGAAAAAGGCGGCTTTAAGACAAAGAAAGAAGCTGAAACCGCACTTGCCAAGGCAATCAACGAATATAACAACGCCGGGGCGGTCTTTACCCCGTCCGAAATCACCGTTTCGGATTATCTGGATCAGTGGTATGATCTGTATTGCAAACCGAATTTGAAGTACAGCACCCAAGTGGCCTATTTGCAGATCATAGAGGGGCATTTGAAACCAAAGTACGGAAAGTACAGATTAAAGGCTCTCACATCGGCAATTTTGCAGGAGTATGCCAATGATCTGAAGATGCACGGGCTTGCAAAAAGCTCTGTTGTCGGCATCCTGTCCGTTTTGGGTGCTTCGCTGGACTATGCAGTTGAACCCATGCACTACCTTTCTGCAAACCCCATGCGCTATGTGAAGTTCCCCAAGATAGAGCGTAAGCCCCGTGAACGCATTGTGCTTACAATGGAAGATTGGAACAGGATCATTGAACGCTTCCCGGCTGGATCACGGTTTCATATTCCGTTGATGATCGGCTTTTATACCGGGTTGCGCATTTCAGAAGCGTTTGCCTTAACATGGAATGATATTGATCTTGAAAAACGGGAATTGACAGTAAACAAACAAGTTGTTGTGCGGAACTTTGGGGCAGACGTTCGCAAGGTGATAGAGAAGAAAGGCAAAAAAGAATTGCGCTCATCGTGGTACTTTACCACGCCCAAAACGCAATCTTCCAGCAGAACGGTCAAGTTTGGTGAAACGCTGTATCAAGCGTTGAAACAGGAACGCACCACCCAGATGGAGAATGAATTGAAGTATGGTGAATACTACACGATTCATGTAATCAAGAAAGAACTGGATGAAAAGGGCAACGAAATGCAAAGAATCGTACCAGTTCAGAAGTGCTTACAATCTGCGCTCCCACGGGTCAAGCTGGTCTGCATTGCGGAAAATGGGCAGTACACATCAACGAATACTTTCAAACACTGCTCCAGAATCGTTCACGATGAACTGTTGCTTGCGTTTGATTATCACTCTTTGCGGCATACCCATGCAACGATTTTGATTGAATCGGGGGCAGATGTAAAGGACGTTCAAACCCGTTTGGGACACGCCAACATTCAAACCACCCTGCAAACCTATGTACATGATACAGAAGCGATGGCAAACCGTTCTGTTGATATTTTTGAACAGGCGATAGAACAAAAGAAACTGTCATAAGAAAAAGAGGATTGAGCCGCCGAAATGTTCAACGGTTCAATCCTCTTTTTCGTGTTCAATGTTCAATGGTGGCAAATGGGTGGCAAATCACCATTTTTCAAGTCTTAAAAATGCTAAAAATCAAGGATTCATGCGGGTTAATGCCGTGATACATTCGCAATGCCTCGTCCTCGGGAACAGATCCACCGGCTGCACCTTTTCGGCCCGATACCCATGCTCTTCCAGCCACTTGGCATCCCGGGCGGCGGTGGAGGGGTTGCAGCTGACATAGACCACCCGGCGGGGGGACATGGTGACGACAGCGGAAAGGGTTGCTTCGTCACAGCCTTTGCGGGGCGGGTCGAGCATCACAACATCCGGGTGCAGGCCCTCGGCGGCAAGCTGAGAGGCGGCCTTACCAGCATCGGCGCAGAAGAAGCGGCTCTTTGCGGCTATGGCATCACCCATGCGGGCAGCATTGGCCTTGGCGCTTTCGATGGCCTCAGGCACAATTTCCACGCCGATGAGCTCTCGGCAATGGTCTGCCATGGACAGGCCAATGGTGCCCATGCCGCAGTAGAGATCGAGCAGCAGGTCATCCGGGGTCAACTGAGCATATTCTGCGGCAATGCCATAGAGCTGCTCAGCGGCCAGGGTATTGACCTGATAGAACGACAACGGGCCCAGCTGCACCGGAACGCCGCAGAGGGTGTCCTCGATGAACCCGGGGCCGTACAGGGTGTGGGTCTCGCTGCCCAGGATCACATTGGTGTTTCTGGCGTTGACATTGATCAGGATGGTGGCGATATCGGAAAACTGCGCAGTCAGTGCGCGGCAAAGCTCCTCTGCGTGGGGCAGCTTTGCCCGGGTGCAGACCAGACAGACCATGATCTGGCCGCTGTGGACACCCCGGCGCAGAAACACATGACGAACCAGCCCCTTGCCCGTCTGCTCATCGTAGGGCTGAATGTTGTGGGCGGCAAAGAAATCGCAGAGGGTATTGCCGATCTCGTTCAGCACATCCGGCTGCAGCTTGCAGTCGGGACAGGGTACAATGCGGTGGGTGCGTCCGGCGTAGAAACCGATGCAGGGCTTGCCATTCTTATCACGGCCCACCGGGAATTGAACTTTATTGCGGTAGCGGTCGATCT